TACTCTCAATAATGCCTTGCAAGAGATTATTGTTAGTGCTGCTGCGGCTGGTATCCCCTTAACTAATAAAGACGTTGCGAAGCAGACCAAAGATAAATTTATTACTGACTCAAAAGGTAGATTGCCAACTATTGGCATTACACAAACTCAGCAAGCGGCGGAGAATGCTAAGCATGTCGAAATGGATGCCTTGGTCAGAAATAATGCAGTGTTTGTTAAAGCAGGGATAGATTTAGCCAAAGACAAAATCGAAAAAACCTGGGTCCCGATTTTAGATAGTCGAACAAGAGCGGCACATGCAGCCGCAGATCTCCAGACGGTAGATTTTAATGGGGTCTATACTGTTGGTGGTCAGCAGTTACGCTTTCCTGGTGACACTTCTTTAGGCGCAACACCTAACAATACAATTAACTGTCGATGTTCTTCTGTTAAGAGTATTAAGAGAAGTTAGTCTGTAACCTCTAGATACTGAAAAGTAGATAAGACTATCGACATCATTTCTTCTGTTTGGTCAACATAAACATCATTAATGCTATAATGATGATTCATAAATTCAAAACGTTTTTCTTTGTTACAGCATGATTTGATTTTAATCTTTTTATCAGGCGAAGGAGATAATGAAATCTTGTTTGGTATTTTTACAGTAAAAAAATGTGATGGGACGTAGTCATTAATACTGTTAACTCTAGAACATATTTTTTGAGAGCATCCGCAGTTAGTAATAAGTTCAATCATAATGTGCTTTTGCGCATACTCTTTTGCTATTTTATATTTCTGCTTCTTCGTCCTAAAGTAGTTTCTTATATTTTTCATTGATCTATTTTCTCATTTTGTTAAAATATTAATGAGTTTTTTCATAAAATTCACGTTGAGTGTGTAGACTTGTAGCCCTCGTTTGTCACTGTTAGAGGGCTATTTTATTTATAGCTAAACATTGCGGACATGTGAACTCTTTTTTATCTTTATGAACCTTATATGATCTTTGTATCCTATGGTTACAACTCCCACAATAGAAAACTATTTGTCTATCAGGTTTGTGGCATATTGTCGCTTTAGCTGTAGTTGTTTTTATGAAGTCCATCATATTCTTATTTTTCTCACTCTTCTTGCGAATACCATAACGAAGGTAGCAGACCTTCTAAAATAATTTTAGCGTTGTCAGATAATCTATCGCTTACCGCCATTAACTGCATATTTCTATGGTAGCTTGAGGGCCACCTATTTATTTCTTTTGCAAACTGTTCAAAAAATTTTGCTTGTTTCGTATCTTCCATATTTGCGAACTCAGCCCCCAATGCTTCCCAATTTATAGATATAGTATCAATCATTTAATATTTCCTCTTTCAATTAAGTGGCAATCGAAATCCACATATACACCCATTATAATTTTATAAGTAGTTTCGCAATTTGGGCATTCAACAATAGATGTATCGCCATCGCCATCTAATTCTGAATTTTCCCACCAATCATAATCTACGGCCCTGCATACAGGGCAGGTTGGCTCGTCACAATTAAATAGATCATTCTCTTTCATGCAATACTTCCTTTTTTGTTGTAACTATCTTTTGGATTTGCTTATTATTTACTAGCCCAACTGTTCCAACGTCAGGCACATTGAAATAGATGTAATTATCCTCAACATCTATGGATGATGCTTGTATTTTATCTGTATGGCCGTTTTGGTAGTAAACAGTGTAGATATTTAGAGTCTTAGTCTGTGGCTCTATCTGCCTGTCAATAAATATGATAGCCCTTGCCACTAGAAATCCTATGCCCATTGCAGCTAATCCCAAAAAAAGATCTCTTGTGTTTAATTTTCTCATTATGTTTCTCCTTGGTTGTTGTAATGATTTATTGCTATTTCTTGCTGTTTTTTTGTTGATAAAATGGTTGGATCATTAGATTCCTTAATAAACTCAAAAGTTTTATTTAGGCCTTCATGGTCAACTATTAATCTAATTATTGCTGCCTCCATATTGCATTGAAAATCTCCGCATTTTGTACAGTAACCAAAGCGTTGATACTCTTCTGATATTTGTTCTTCTTCACAGCAGTTGCATATATTATTAGGCATCTTATTTATTCTCCTTCGTTTTTTCTACCACTCACTTTGATAAACATAAATATGCTTATCATCCCAGTTGTCTAAAAAGTCTTTAAGCATGCACTGAGTCCGTTTAAGCTCAGCAAAGTAATATTCGTCATATTCACGACTGCCAAAGTTAAAGCCATCCATAACAGGTAATAGCTCTTTAGCTAGCTTGTTATCCTCTAAAACTTCCTCAATAGTTTTGTATAGCTTCTGGATATCTGCTTTTTTGATTAAGTAGAAATCACAGTCGTCATTGTTATCCTGGATATTGCGCACAAACCAACAATGTATCTGGTTAGCCTTGCGCCATTGATTGACTTTAGTTAGTTCATATAAGTACATGTCTAGTCCCATGGTGTTATTCCTCCCATTAGTTTCTTTGGTTGTGCCAACTATCATGGCTGTTACGTCTTTCATTTAGTTCCCCATGGTGTTGTTTATTCATAATAATTTAATATTTGTTGTCCGCATTCTTCGCAACGGCTTAATTTCTCCTAATTTAGATCGCTATTATACACAATTATTTGCTTTTGTCAAATCAATTTTACGGCACCTTGAAATCCTTGTCAGGTTTATTAAACTTATCGTGCCTTGTAGCTATTACAAGGATATCATTTTGTTAGCTCACGGAAGAAAGAATATCCCAGATATTCTCCCGCTGTTGAAATATACAGCGGGTACCTATACAACAATGCTATTCTAACTTTTTGCTTTTCAGAATATTTTTGTTACAATTAGCCATTAGATGACAATTTTTATAAATATTATCCAAAAAGAGATAAAAATATGTGTGAAGTATGTAAAACTAAGGGCACAAATAGCCAGGTAATCCATCATAAGATATTTGCTTTTGAGCAAAAAGAAATTAAAGAGATAGAAAGGGAAGATGGGCATTTTGGCATTATTAAAGGCTATGCCTCAACTTACGGGAATGTTGACAGGGGTGGGGACGTAGTTCTGCCTGGCGCATTTACTCAAAGCATTAAGCGCCATAAGTCCAATAATCGTAAAATACGAATGTATTTTCAGCATGACAGAATGTCTGTTATTGGAGGTTGGCCCATTAATCTAGTTAGAGATGATTCTAAAGGTCTTTATGTAGAAGGGGAAATCAATTTAGGCGTTCAGAAAGGAATGGAGACTTATCTACTTGCTAAACAAGGAGTTATTCAGGATTTATCTATAGGCTATTCGATTTTAGAAGAAGCTAACAATAAATATGGCGGCTCAGATCTAAAAGAACTTGAATTATGGGAGGTATCACCTGTGTCAGAACCAATGAATGATCAAGCAAATATTCTAGAAGTAAAGGGTGCTACGCCTTTTAAGGATTTACCATTAGCAGATCGCAATAGGCCATGGAGCGCATCAGATGCCCGTGATAGAGTGCGCGCAGCTACTAATTCCGCTGATGAGCCAAGCGCGACCTATCGAAATGCATTTTTTTGGTATGATTCGGATAATCCAAATAATTTTGGATCATACAAATTACCGTTTGTTGACGTGGTAGATGGCAAGCTAACAGCAATTCCTAGAGCAATTTTTAATGCGGCAGCGAGATTAAATCAAACTCAAATACCATCAGCAGATAAAACAAAAGTTGCCAGCCATATTAATCGTTATTATGCCAAGATGGAGTTAGATAGTCCCTTAAAGTCTAATGGTGAGCTAAAACTTGAGTTTAAATGGCTAGCAGATCTCGAATTACAGGAAGACGATATTTTTGATTATAAAGATATTGAAAATTATAAGTGCATGAAAGACATAGAGAATTTTTTGAAAAATCCAGTGCCATTATCTAATGCATGCAGAAAGGCACTGATTTCTAAAATTAAGTCATTTTCGCGCGATGCAGAAGGTGAAGACAGCGGTCGTGATGTTCGCGAAATGGTTACCAGTAAACTTAGAGAAATCGAAATATCTAAGAAACTGGATGATATTAATAAATTATTAAAGAGGTAAAAATGCCTGATATAATTAAAGAACAGCTTGACTCTATTGCCGCTGGCATTAAGGCTGTCCAAGATATAGCCGACAGAAATGCGGAGAGAATGGACGCCCTAGATGCTAAACAAATAGATAGAATAGCTGACGATGTTACAAAAAGTATGGACGAGATAGCCGCTATTAAAGCGAAGCAAGAAGCTACCGAGAAATTGGTAACTGAACTTGAGAAAAAAGCTGTACGTCCTAATGGTGGAGCAATCGAAATCTGTTCCGAGTCTAAGGCTGCTTTTCTGGGCTATTTAAGACGCGGCAGAAAGATGGAAGGAGAGGTCTATACTGATATAGCACGTAGTATTGCATCAAAAACTTTGCTTGGCGCGTCAGAGGGTGACATTGAAATGTTTGCCAAAAATTTAGTTGTTGGCAACAATGAAGATGGTGGATATTTTATACGCCCTGAAGTTGCAAATTTCATGGTCGAGCGAATATTCGAAACTTCGCCAATGCGCCAATTGGCTAATGTTATTACAATCAGTACCGAAAGTGTCCAAATCCCGATTGATGACAATGAGGCTGAGGCTGAATGGGTTGGTGAGATCGACACACGATCAGAAACAGATACCCCTAAGATTGGTCTTTTAGAAATCCATGCTCACGAGCTTTCAGCCAAACCTTTGGTATCGCAGAGAATGCTTGATGATCCTGGCTTTGATGTTGAGAGTTGGCTATCTGGCAAAGTTGCTGATATTTTTGCAAGGACTGAAAACACAGCTTTTGTTATTGGCAATGGTAGTAAACAGCCACGTGGCTTTACAACTTATGATGCTTGGACAACTCCAGGTACATATGAGCGTGGGAAGTTAGAGCAACGAGAAAGCGGTTCCGCTGGTGATTTTGATTCTGACAATTTAATTGACCTGCAAACCGATCTCTTAGAAGTGTATCAACCTGATGCTACATGGGTGATGCAGCGCAAAACCTTTACGAAGGTTATGCAGCTAAAAGATTTGGTTGACGGCAATTATTTGTTAAACCCATCAATGCTTGCTCAAGGTGCACCATTGATATTACTAGGTAAGCCAGTAAGATTTTTTGATGATATACCCGCTGTTGATACTGATGCCTTGGCAATTGCTTATGGCAACTTTAAAGTTGGTTATACCATTGTGGATAGGATCGGCATTAGAGTGCTTCGTGATCCTTATACCAGCAAACCTTTTGTTAAGTTTTACACGACAAAAAGGGTTGGTGGCGATGTTACTAACTATCAAGCCATTAAGCTGCTAAAATTGTCTGCTTAATCGATCGGAGGAAAAAAAATGAATAGAGATATTGCAAGCGATTTAGGCGTTGAGCTTATTATGAATGAGGTGATTTCAACCGATACTGATACTCTCAGTTCGGCTGTTGATACAGCTCATTATGATAGTGGGATGATGTTTTTTATTGATTTGCCTGTATATGCTGCTGGTGATGCCACTTTTACATTACAAGAGTGCGATACCGTAGGTGGTACTTATACTGATGTAGATGCCGATAAACTTATCACCCATGGCACTGTGACATATACCGCTCAGCCTTCTGCTGGTGACGATTTAGGTAGGATTGGATGTTTTAGCAACAAACAGTTCATCAAAGTAAAAGTTACCTCAAGCAATAGTGCTAACTACACCGTGACAGCTTATGCTATCAAAAAAGGTGAAATTAGACCTGTAGCCTAGATTAGAGTAAAGGGCGAGATTAAGTTCTCGCCCGTCCTTTTGGAGGGAAGATGAAACTTAAAATTTTAAAAGATTTTCGATTGGCTCAACCTGAAACTTGGCTACCTCATTGGTCATTTAAAGCAGATGAAATTATCGATACTAATAATGAGCATCTTATTGATAGGCTGTTGCATTATAAAGCTGCTGACATCTTGGAAAAAGTTAGTGAGTCAAAACCCGAAAAAGAAAAAAAAGTCACAAAAAGAACTAAATCTCATAAGACACCAAAAAACAAAATGTATATTCCAGAGATGCAAGATAAGTAGGTAAAAAAAAGATGGATTATTCAAAACCATTTCAATCTAATTTTCCGTATTTTGTCATAACGCCACCAGTGGCGCTGCCTGTAACGTTAGCTCATGTCAAAGAACACTTAAGATTAGATCCTGATGATGACACGCAAAACACCTATTTGACTTTATTAATTAATGCTGCCGCTGGATTTTGCGAAGAATATACAAGACGTACCCTTATTAATACCGGCTTCAGGACATTTCGGAATTTCTTTGCTGGCACAATTGAATTGCTGAGATCACCATTAGTTAGTTTAGATGCTTTTGAATATTCTGTTGATGGCTCGTTTGTGGCAGTAGATAGTAATTTTTACTATATGATACAAGAGATTGATTATTCTAAAATTATATTAAGAAATAGTGTCTACTACCCTACAGATGGTGATGACATATTGCAAATGATTAGGATCGAATTTACTGCCGGCTATGGTACAGCATCTACTGATATCCCCAGCAAGCTTTATCTGGCCATCTTGAATCATATAGCCGCACTTTATGAGAATCATGGCGATTGTGACGTTGACAGTGTTAATTTTGAGATGCAGCTCATGAATAATTTACCTGTGACGAGTCGTATGATCTATAACAATTTTAAAATACATAACTTAATATAATGGCTGTTTGTAAAAAAATTAGAAGGACAAGCAAGAGAATTTGTATAGGGGCGCTAAATCGCAAAATAGTGCTTAATACTCGTATAATTATTCCTCCCGTGAATGGGAGTGTAGATTTTACAGAAAGTTTTACTGAGCCAAAAACAGTATGGGCAAATATTGTTACTAAAGTAGGCGCTGAAATATTTGACGATACAAATACTGTTAAAAATATATCTCATGAGGTCTATATTAGATATACGGCCGGGATTACCCCCGAAAAATGGCTAAAACTGTCATCTATAAATAGTGACAATAATGATTATTTAGATATACTCAAGGTAGAAAATATCAACGAGGAAAATAGATTTTACAGATTATCATGTAATATACGAGGTCGAGATGATCGTCCAGTTAACTATGCGGGGATTTAGTAATGCAGTTCCATATTAAGCCTGGTGCTGGTTATATGAAAGTAGAAATGCGTATCGACAATTTAAACCAGGCAACAGCTAAAGGGATAAGACATGCATTTTATGATATAGGCAAGGATTTGATTGCAACTGCAAAAAAAAACATATTGAAAAGACCCAGGGCTGGTAGAACATATATTGTTAGGACAGGAACAGGCAGGACAATAAAGCATACAGCATCGAAGCCTGGCGAATCTCCGGCATCAATGACTGGCGCGTTATGGAGGTCATTAGATTTTGAGGTAAGAGGTGCAGATAGCATGGAATTTGGCTATAGAGAATCATTTTCGGCAAATCCACGAACAGGAAAAGCACCTAGTGGACGAGGTGGTGTCATTTATGGCAAATATCTAGAGGATGGAACAAGGCGCATGGCCGCTCGCCCCGGTTTATTAA